CAGAGTAATCTGATGAATTTTCTTCATCAATATCACTCGCAAGGTCTTCATGTTCGTCTTCATCAACAGGAAGAACAGTTTTTGCAGTAATATCATTTACAACATCTTCTTCTTTATATGTACCAACAGTTGATGGAGTGATGTTTGCAATTGTAACACGTGGTTCATTACTCTCAGCAAGGTCAGATGCTAATTCAAAGTTTTCATCATCTGCATCAAGATTCTGTTTACGTGTATTTGCTGCTTTTTCCAATTCCGGATGACCAGGAAATACCCAATGTTTGTTGTTTGCATCAGTATCTTCCCAATAAGGACTTGTACCATTTGCACACATTTCAAGAAAATCCAATGGAGTAATACCGGGTGCTTTCTTTGGTAAGAAAACGTCTCTCCATGTGGTTGTGTCTTCGAGCCACTGTCTTGCAATAATTGGGTCGGCATGAAGTGGCGATTTACCACGAGTAGTAATGGCAGAAATCGATTTGTATGTTTTACCTGTCGCTTTCAGTATTGTATCTGCCATCGTAATGTTTAAGTCTGTACCATTCAAAGCATCAGCAAAGCTAACGCCATTCTGACTGTTAAAGTCATCAAGAACAGGAAACAATTTGTCAAGTGTGCCTTGGTTATTAAAATTGTGTTTGAATCTCCAGAATTTAATTCCGTCTTTTTCAACACCCTTATCAACACCCCTAACAATGTAGAATTTCTTAGCTTCCCACTTTCCGGCTTCAATGAAAATCTTTTTGTTGCTTTCGGAAATTTTCTTTTGAGCATCGGTCATATCATCTTTCTTGACATACTTTAAAGATGGGTCTTGTGTTGCAAGAATCTTTTTGGCTTTGTCACAAAGCGGACAATGAGCAGGAATCATCATAGGATTACCATTACCGTCAAGTACTTGTTTACCGTTTTCGTCAAGTTTTGGTACTTTTTTATCGTTATGGGCAGGACAGTAGATAACTGTACCGTGTTTAATTTTAGCACCAGCGATATTAGTATCCACTACATGAAAAAATGCTTCAGTAAAGAAGAATTTTGTTTTGTAAGGTAGAATCCTAAATATTTCTTTGATTTTTCGAGGAACGAAGTACTTTGCAAGTATTTCCTCTTTTGATTTGCGTTTGTTTTTTACCTGATTTTTCTGATAAGTAGAGAACGCTTCTCTAAAGTTGGTCAAATCACCATTTGTGGCGTTTGTACCGTTTACATTCGAATTTTCCATTTGTTTTTAAAAAATTACAGTTAAAGTTATTTTTACAATATATAATTGTGCTACAAATATAGCCTACATTTCCTATAAATACAAGAGTTTTTAAAAATATACTTGATTTTAAGAAATTTTTTAATAAATAATACCATCATTAACGACTGTAAATGACAACGTTTGCTTATTTTCATAGTAGTTACCATTTTTTAATCGTATCTGCAAATAATAATCTTGCGGAATTAACCATGATGTGTCCAAATCAAATTCATAACCATTTGATGTTCTGTTTACTGCAGTGTATGGTATGATATCTATCTCATATTTAGCACCAACAGTCGTATAAAGTCGATATTCTATATCCAAAGGTAAAAAATTATTCTGATTTGAATACAATTCTTTTATTGTTAAGCGAACTTTTCTGATATTTCCTGCTCTGATGTTCTCCTTTTCATTAATGCCCCAGAAATAAAAGAAATAATTTCTGAAATCAATTTCATTATTAAGATTAAACGTATAGTACTTATCTTGTGAAATCAAATAAAATTCGCCCTCAAATTCAGTGGTTCTACTATTAATAGTTACTGACCACACATCCCTGAATAATACTGCATCGGGAAAAGTTTGTGAATCTACATTTACCGTAATTTTATATACGCCTCTTGAAACATTTTGAATCGAATTACCTGTAAGTGTCTGAACAAGATTATCTTCCCAATCATAAATATCAACTTTATTTACTACGATATTCTGAGGAAAATTACCAATATTTACGTATAAGTACAAATCATTATCTTTATCCAAATAGAAATAATTTCTATCATCAACTATTTGGTCGTCAATCACAGTTTCAATGAATGGGTCGTAAAAAGTATTTGTATGTTTTGCATGAAATGCCACTGAATTACGATATTCAGTTTCAAGTGCTTCAATATCATCAGGAAATTTAATGCCAAGACCAAATGAACTGCCATTATATGCCGATGTTCCCGTATATCCTGTGCCAAAGAGTCTTTGATTAATATAATCGGTAATGTCAATTTCCATATTTTCATTACCAACTTCAAATGTTTGTGAGCCAATTATTTGAGATGTACCGCTAATATATGCGCCTGCAACTGTCCAACCACTTGCTGTTGTTCTTGCAGTCCAATTCGATGCCTGTTCGGGAATTTCTGGGAGTGGTTGTAAAGTATATAAATCTTGTTTATTTGAATACGTGAAATCATATCCGCTACCTTCTTGCCAATCTTGGTTTATATTGAAAAGGTCCAAACTAAAGGCTGTTGCTCTTTCGATAACAACACTATATGATTTTTTACCAATAAACTGTGGCGCATATCTGATAGTATTAGTCATATGCAGAACATGCTTAACTATTCTCTGCGGATTAATTAAACCTTGTGCAATTCTATCACGCAACCCCTGTAAATCGACATCAAAAATAAATCTGCTTACCTCTGCATTAAAAGTACCATAAGATATCTCCATTACGGGATTCTGTGAATTATTCGTAAGGTTAGCTTCGATTAACGTGTTATTCTTAGAAAAATATGACCTATATATTGACATATTGCTTTTCTATATAAATACCGCATAAACAAAAAAGACTACACTTGGTAGTCTTTTATTGTTGGAATTATTTCATTTTATTTAATCAGATGCTTAACAAGAATCTGTACGGCTTCTTTTTTACTCATTCCTGTTGGAACATTCGAGTTACTTAGTGTCTTTTTAGCAGTACGAATTTGTGCTTCAGTAATAATGGGTTTAGAAGAACTTAAACTTTCTTTAATACCATGTTGTGCAAGTATTTTTTGTGCTTCTTCTTTACTCATTCCACCCATTACACCTACCATCGCATCTGGCATTTTCAATGTTTTTCTTGCAATCTGAATTTGATGCCATGTTGCAGGGTCTCTTTGTTTTAATTCGCTTTCAGCAGATTCGTTTTGTTCCCAATTTGGTTCTTCATGTGCTTTATTTTGACCATATTGAAATGCATTATTGTTTGGCTTTTTACCAAATGCTTGTGTTTGACCAGGATTTTTACCTACTTCATGTGCTTGTGGCTCTTCTCCCGGCTGATAAATTTCGCCAAGTTCATCTTCTTTCTTTGGTAATTCTGGGTCATCTGTTACTGATGGTTGGTCTTCTGCAGAAGGTTCGGGTGTATTTGCAATATCACTTTGTGGTTCTTCAAGTTCTTCTTCACCTTCAATTTCATCGCCAACATTATGAGGTTTGAAACCCAATAACATATCCGTAGTTTCTTTATCATCACCATTAGCATCTGCGCTTGCATTTGCCTGTGCTGAATCTTCGGGTGTATCTTTTGTTGTATAATACTCTGGGTCTTCTGTAAGGTGGTCCAAAGTGATTTCCAAAGCATACATTGGGTCATCACTATGCTCCATTTCGACTTTCAATCCCATTAGTATTTGCTCTTGACTGAATTCCATTGGTGATTTTCCTTCACCTTTACCGCCAGGAATTAATTCACCTTGCTGTTCTTTATCTTGTGCAAGTTGGTTGATATTATCAGTTTCTGGCTCTGCAGACATACCGTCATCCTTCGGTAACTCTTCCATACTACCCGTTGAAGGTTCTGATGTGCTACCATCCTGTTTATCTTCAGGAGCAGACATCATTTTACGCATTGGTGAATCTGGATTCATAAACATACCATCCATTTCTTTCCAACCCTCTGGATATAAGTCTGGATTATCTTTTTCAACTTGGCTTTGTTCTGGCTTTTCTTCTTCTGCAACTTCGGCAGGTTCTTCTACTGGTCGTTCTACGGGTTTAACAATATTAACGTGTTGTTTTGCCATATCTCTTTGAGCAACGCCCTTTTCCCCGTATCCGCTTGGAACTTCTGGTAAGCCGGAAATATCTTCATCGCCATATACTTCTTCTTTAATGTCAAATGATTTCATTTGACCAGAATTTTTCAAATAATCTCCATGTCCAGTTTCAGGGTCTGATGGTTCATTCGACTTTGACATATCATACTGTAAACCAATATAACCAAGACGTGAATTCCATGTCATTATATAGTCATCCTTTTCATAAGTTTTATCTTCACTACCATGACTTAATTCTTGTGAACCTTGATGTTCGCCAGGATAGTGCCATTGTTTAAGATACTCTAAAGCTGCATCAGGACCTTCTCTGTCAAGTCTTTCAAGTGGTTCAAATGCTTCATCACCCTGTAAGAAAACTACATCTTCATATTTGTCTCTGTCAGTACTTTCTGCTATTTTTACTGAAGTTTGAGGTTTTTTCTTTTTCTTTGGATATAAAGATTGTGATTTTGGTTTAAATTTTGTACCTAATTGCTTAAACGGAGAATAGCTATCTTCACTATCCCATTCTTTAGGTTTCTTTTCTTTTTCTTCGGCTAAAAAGGGTTCTGCAACTTTAGAAACTGCTCTTGTATTTCTTGGCTTAGATATTCCTGCCATTTTATCAAGTTCTGCCATTATTTCTGTAGTGGTTGGAGAATAATTGGGATTTCTTTGTCTTGCTACAATTGCATCATATGCTTGATATATTTTTGCCTTCTTCTCATCCGATACTTCGGGAGTAGGTTCATTATCAACAGGTAATTCATCATCAATTGTTGGCACTTCCTCTGGTTTTTCTGGCTGTTCTTCCCCTTCAGGATTTTCGGGTTCAAGAGTATCAACATCTGAACCCAAGCCATAACCGCTATCATCAGTTTCATCGCCAAATTCGTTTTCTTTAACATTAAGTGGACCTGCTGATGGTGGAATTATTAACCTTTGTGCGGGTTTATCAAGTTCATTCACGGGTGTTAGATTTTCTACACCACCCTCTAATCTTTTCTTTATTCCACCGACAACCTTTGCAGCATTACCATAATTTCTTCTAATCAATCCCTTATATTTTTTACCGTTGATTTTAAATATCAGCCAAAAGGTTTCTTTTGCTTCTGATGGTATAATGTCCAGTAATTCAATGCCTGCTTCTTTTAATGCATCCCTAAGAATATATTGATTAGTTACACCCAATTCTTTTGCTTGTGGATATAATGGTCCTGCACCTGCACTACCGGGATTATGAAATAAAGCATTAAGGTCTTCTTTAACAAACTTATCAAGTTCAGGTGATTCTACTCGTACAGAATCATTAGTTGGTTTTTTATCGGCATAATTCTTACCAGTTTGCATTCTATCAAAACTATTCTTACCAAATGGAATTGAATCAATTATTCTAATTGCTTCTTGAAGTTCTTCAGCACTTGGTTGTTGAGGTCCTTTTACATCAATATATTTATCAACAATATCAAACAATTCGTTAGTATATTGACTATTAAAATTTTGTAAATCGCTTTCATCTAATTCAAGTGTCTGACCACCATTAGAACCAACATATTTAAAATTCTGTATTTGAACACTTTGAACATCGTAAACACCTTCTTGGTCGCCATCAGTGAAAGTTAATTTGAAAACAAACGTGTATTCATTTTTATTGCTATCAACACCAACAATTTGAACTGTGCTGTTGTCGTCAGTCATCTGTACTGTGGTATTATTACCACCGCCACCTTGAATTGATAATTGACCGCTTCTTAAGGCTTGAAAACCTTTTGCTAATGCCGTTTTGCCATCTACAGGACCAAAACCCAAATCTTCGTTTAGTTTTACTTTATTGACATTTTGAAATATTTCAACAAGTCTACTTTTGCTACCAACTGGCTTATATATTCTCATATTTTCATTCTTTTTTACTCAAAAATTATTGGATTTGCTTGACCAAATTCTCTCATCGCTATTCCAGCAAACGCATTTGCTTCGTTTTCCACATTACTACCTGTTTCAGTAGAATTTGGCTTTAGTATTCCTTTTATTCTTTGTTCATTATGTTTTAATTCATGTGCCAGTGTTCTCAGAACATCAGCTAAGTTTCTATTTATTGCAACTACCCTTAATTCGTTTGTCTCTGGTGTATATTTACCAAAAGATTTCATACCCGGTGCTTCTTTTTCATCATACGATATTGCAATCTTTGGCATCTGGTCATCAGATATATCGAGTTTCTTCTGCACAAAGGCAACAAATTTGTTAATAACCTCTTCTTTCTTCTCTTTTGGAAGAATTTGTTCATTAAGATTATTAACTCTTTTCAACATTTCAAAGAGTCTTTGCGGACTACCGTATGCATGAAATACCCTCACTATTAATATTCATTAAAACTATTTTGCACATCAGTCTTGGACTGTTGTGGTAAATCATCAAAATCCGCAATGAACGTACCATCAGGTAATTCTCTTACACCTTTTTCATGTTCTGCTTCACGTTTCTGACTGAACCAGTTACCCGACCAAAAATCATTTAAGTTAAAATAATACGGATAACTTACATTTTTTTTGCTCATAAGTTTCTCAGTATTAGTTGGTTCACGAACCTCTTCAACGTCAGCATTAAGAGTTTCCAATTTGGCATTTAATCCCTGTACGGTTGCATTAAGACCTTCTAATTGGTCATGAATGCTTTTCATTGCTTCAATATTATGTTTAATTATATCATTCTGAATATCATCGACTTGTTCACCTGCTTCGGGACCGCCCATACCCATAGGGTCTACACCCATACCATTTGGGTCTGCTGGTGGTTCTGGCATTGTACCGCCACCTGCTGTCGGAGCATCTGTTCCCGGAGGGGGAGTTTCTGCGGGTGGACCTGCGGGTGGTTCTGGAAGTGCACCCGGAGCACCTACATTACCTGCAGGTGGTTCGCCTGCCATACCCAATGGTTGGTCATTAGAAGGTGCTGGGGGCACTGCTCCACCGCCTGGTTTAGGTGCATCTTCTTGGTCACCAGCTTCGTTCTGAAAATTTGCACCTGCTGGCACAGGTTGACCATCTTCCGTATTATAAACTTCTGTAGGAAGATTGTCAAATTGCTCATTAGCACCTACCAAAGGACGATATCTTGGCGATTCGTTTACTTTATAGCCAACACGATATTTAAACTTTCTAAGTCCTTCCTCAAAAAGTTTATTCTTCTTTTCATTTTTCATCTAATGAATATTATTAATATTGTTCTCTTAATAATTGTTTGCCGTCCTTAGTAACATAGATATGGTCAAGACGTTCAATCAAGCCTTCTCTTTCATCAAGAACGACTTTTTTGACGTTTGCATTCTTTGCCTTTGCAATTTCTGCTAACGCAATTTCTTCTTCCGTTAAGGGAGTTTCAACAAAATTATCAAGTGCTTTTTCTACTTTATTTTCCATAGTACTTATAATTATTTCATATAAATACTATGTTATATTCAATTTGACAATATCGTAATTAGATATCTTTTAAGTAGAGCAAAATTTGGTAGGATTTTATAGTAAGACTGATAGATACTGCCCTCTGGGTCATCAAAACATTTGGATGTTCTTTCACGTAAATTTTTGATGATTTCTTTAGTATTCATTTGAAAATAATCGTACATTTTCAGATTAATTGCAATAATCTTAAACATTTGATTCTGTTCACAATAAAGATAAATCATTTCATTTTTGAAAATATACATTGAATTGATTTCCTTTGGAACTGCATCCATTAAACCCTGAACATCAACGATTTGAAAGAATACTGGGTCTAAATTAATAAAGGTATATTTTGGTCCAAAATAAAACTGCGGAACGGCATTTATAAAACTTTCTATGCCTCTCACATGTGAAGATTTACTTTCTTCAAAGCTGCATTCCCAATAAAGTTCGTTAGTAATTATTTTTTTATGCAGAATATCGGCATTCTGAATAATGTCATAATTGGGATTGCAGAGTTTCATGAACGACCAACCAACATATAATGTTGGCAAAGTCTTATCAAGTGTATGGTATTCAGTGGGTTTGTCGTAATAGTTAATGTAATCAACCCGTGTGTGATTTACCAATTCCTTTTCATAAATGATGTTACCTAATTTCATATTTTAGTTTATTTACGTACTTCAAAACACCTTCTTCTAACTCATGAAACGGCTTTTTATAACCTGCCATCCTCAATTTCTGTATTTTTGCCTCAGTAAAATACTGATACTTGTCTCTTATTTTAATCGGGGTATCAATATAAAGAATATTTCCGGAAGTTTCAAGACTTTTAAAAACTGCTTTCGCAACATCATTAAAAGTACGTGCTTTCCCTGTTCCAACATTATAAATACCTGAAAGTGGTTTTTCTTCTGCCATAAATATACAGACATCAAGAATATCATCAATATAAATAAAATCTCTCAATTGTTCACCGTCATTATAATCACTGCGATGCGACTTAAATAAACGTACAAAATTATCTGTAGTTACTTGATTATAAAATTGTAATATGGTTGATGCCATTTTGCCTTTATTTGCTTCTCCGTAACCATACACATTAAAAAATTTTAATCCGTACCAATTTGGTGGTGAATCCTTTTTTTCTTGTCCTAATGCAAATAAATCAAATTGCTGTTTTGATTCACCATATGGATTCAATGGTTTTAAATTATGAATTGATTTTTCGTCATCAAACCCTTCATTACCATCACCATAAGTAGCTGCACTTGAAGCATAAATTAGTGGAATGCCTTGTGTACAACACAAATTCCATATAAACACCGAAGCATTTACATTATATTCATCAAAAAGATTTCTATCCATTATTGTGGTATCAGTAATTGCACCAAGATGAAATATAACACTAATTTCTGATGCATGCGTTACAAGCCAAGAATATATTGAATCCAAATCCTCATTTTTTGTATCGAGAATCATAATACCCATATAGCCACGTTTTATTAACTCGTAAGCAAGATTCTTGCCAATAAAACCCCCACCACCTGTTATTACTATCATAATTTTACTGTTTATGTTTATAAAAATAAATACCATAATCAAAAAAACTCTCAGTCAATCGATAATTTAATTGTTCCATATACGAATCTACTAAGTGACAATCTGGATACATGCCATCTCTAAGACATTCCATTGCAATGTCCGGAAAGTCTCGATTAATTAAATTGACAGCACCCTTTAATACTTTTAATTCGTGACCTTCGACATCAATTTTTATAAAATCAACTTTTGGTAATTCAAATTCGTCTAATTTTTGCGTTGTTGGCTCACCGCTACCTTCAATCACCTTAGTTCCACCCATATTACTTTCAAATTCTTGAAGATTATATTTGTAATTACCATCGGACAATGCAACATTATGAATAATTAGTTTATCGTCACCAATATTATTCCTCACCTTATTTTCAGATAATAATGTAAAATTTCTCACATCGGCTTCGAATGAATATGTTTTATCAAATATAAATTTTGAAAAAAAGATTGAATGGTTTCCAATATTAGCACCAATATCTAATGCCACGCCACCTTTATACCTGGCACTAATATATTCCAATACTTCCAATTCATAAAATCTTGCTTTAGGAAAATACTCATTAAACATCATCTTATTGGTCATTATATCATAGGGATACGCTTCCATTTTAATGGTTTCATTATTATATTCAATATCAAAACATACCAAATTAATAATATTTTCCTTATCTAAATTCTTTATTTTCTCAATAATATTTGTTGTTGACCTCATGTCTACAGGATAATAAACCACACCGTACTTTGAATTTTCATTACCAATGACTTCTTTATCCCTGTATTGGTCACCAACAATCATGATATCAATATTATGAAATTTAATTAAATCTCGCAATTCTTGGTCACTATTAAATATAAATACATGGTCAACCATCTTCAAATTTCTCATTATTGTTAACCTTGTGTTAATGTTATTTATTGGTCGCTTATCTCCCTTTAATTTCTTAACACGTTCATCGGTGTCGAGTCCGACAATTAACCTGTTGTTTGGACCAATGACAGGTGGAACATCACCCGGTTGATAGTTCTTTGCGTACCGAAGTAAATCTATGTGTCCTGTGTGGAGAATATCAAAGCATCCGTTTACCCAAATGTTCATGTCTAACTGTTTGATTTTCAGTTGAAGTCCAAATCTGGACCACAACAATTATATTTCTTCAATTCTTTTTAACAAATTGTCCACCCTTATTTCTCTTTCTACTTCCCGAATTTTCATTATCATCAACATCATAAGATTTTCCCATATGTGAAATACTCATTTTTAATAAAGTTTCCTTTGAATGCCGATAATTTTTTCTTTTTTCAACTATTTTATCGGTAGTTTTTTTGCTCACAGAATGTCCCGTCAACGATAGACTTCGTTTTTTTTTAGTTTTCTCAGACTGTGTTTTTCCCATGTGAGCATCGCTCATATTTTTTCTCGCTTCGTCAGAAAATTTATGGTTTTTAGGACTACCCGGTTCTTCATAAATATTAAAATGTGGCTTTAATGTTTTTAAATATTCACGTTCTTTATCAATCAAACACACTATTTCACATTCTTCAATGATTGAAAACAATAAGTCGTTTTCACCATACACATTATAATGATTCTGTAAAATGGGTGAATGGTGTTTATTCTTTCTTAAATGATACAAGTGACCGTTCCATCTTTTAGTAATGTCTCTTGCACTACCAACATAAAACTTTCCCGGACATATTTTAGATTCAATTTTATATATTCCGGATATACCCCCAACAACACCCAATCTTACATCATTAATCTTTAATGCTTTATCATCCAAAACACAGTCAAATGAAGGTTTATCGAAACTTAATTTATGATATAGGCATCCCCAATCGGATAATTGTTTAACTGTCAATTCATACCAATTAATACCTGAATTTCCACCCCTTGCGGTCCAATATGTTATATTATGTCCATTTTCAAACAGTCTATTAATTTTATGTATTGCACTTACAATAGGTTTTGCGTTCTTATAATCACCGTTGGTGTTATTGCAAATCGTTCCGTCAATGTCTACAAATATTTTCATATTTTAGTTATTTTAAACTCATGATTTTCGCTATCCCATTCAACAATTAATTCTTCTCCGCACTCCGGGCATTTAAAACTGACTTTCTTTCCATCATAAATTTCATCCTGTTGCCACCATATTTCATAATCACAAACATATTTCAAACATTGTGGACATTTATACTCAAAAGTACCCAAGTCACAACCCGGAAAGTCACAATGACCAATAAAATATGCTTCGCCTGCTTCCATTATTCTAATCTCCTTTCTCTATTCTTATTGAATCTTCCGGAAAATCTGTTGTCGAAACTTCAACAATAATCGAATTACTTAATGCCATTAATTGATGTTCTAAATTTGGCTTAATTTCGAGTTTATCCCCGGTATTCATAATAAAATAATCAAAAAATTCATCGTCATCTGTATTTACAATACACTCAAATTTACCCCATATACAAAACCATAGTTCTTGTTTAATTACGTGTTTATGCCAACTAAATTTTTTCCCCTTAAAGAATATCAAATATTTAAGGCAATATTTATCGTTGTTCGCCAAATGTATTTCTAACCCCCAACCCTTTTTTACTATTTTAGAATTTGAATTTAATCCAATGAAAACTTGTGTCCAAAATTCTCTATTAAAGTTTGTAATATTATGACATTTTCTACATAATGTTATTAAATTACCTTCTTCATTATTTTTTTTATTATAATCAATGTGATGTACATGTAAATCTTCTGTTTCACCACACAACTGACAACAATTGCCGTCTCTTTTTTTTATTTTGTCTTTTAAACCCCTATTGAATCCCCTCGCATATTTATAGTTTAATTTAATGTTGTCTTCAATTTCTTTATTATTTCCATTATTTCTTGCACAATCCAATGAACAAAATATCCTTTTTTGGTCTTTATGTAAATTTCTTCTCGTATATTCAAATTCCTTACCACATCGTTCACAAGTACCCTTTTCTTTATTATCTATCCATGCAGGATTGTTTTCGTTTATTCTTTGTTTACTCATATATTCACTTAAACATTCTCTTGAACACACAATTCTTTCACCATAATGTTTAAATTCTTTATTACAAACAACACAATTTGATGTTGTTCTCGAATCATTTCTCGTTACAGATTCCAACTGACATTTTTTTGAGCAGAATAATCTGTTTTTCTCCCATGTAGGTACATTAAATTCTTTTCCACATTTTTTACAAACTAAAGTTAGTTTACGATTTTCATCGGCTTGTTTTTGATTTGAATTTCTTTTACACGCATAACAAACGCCCGTATTAACATATCTTTTATCAACATGTCCATTTTTACATGGCTCACCCGTAAAATACCATTTCTGATTTAACTTCTTTGCTTTTTCTTTTGATGTTAAATCACACATCATATTTTGATTTGTTTTAGGTCTACTGTAACAACGCCTTTCTGAGTAACCACCCAAGCTGCGCATTTATTGGCGAATTCGATAGCTTTTACCATATCTTCGTTTTCAAGGTATTTGGCTACCAAAGCTGCCATGAACGTGTCTCCTGCACCGCTTAAATCCCTTACAGGATGGTCTTCGTATATTGGAATTCTCTGCTCAACGATTTTCTTGCTTTTGTTCGAATACATTGCACCCTTTCCACCAAGTGTTACCACCAAATTATTGTGATAGTTGTGTTTTAATGAAAATGCGTTCTTATTATATTCCTTTTCATTAATTTTAATGCAGAAAATATCCTTACACCATGATGCCAAATCCTTTTTGGTATCCATGAAGACCACGTGGTGGCTTCCGGCAATATCAACGATATCATCAATATCCAAAAATCCTTTATTATAATCTGATATTATAACCGCATCGTATTTCTCAAACACAATTGCTTCGAATTGTTCGTCAGTTATTTGCGACACTTCATCATTTTCATCAACCCGGAGTAACATCTGATTTGATACTTCGTCAACATAACGGGTTTTGGTTATGCCCGAATCAGTAATTATGTCTGCTTCAACACCTAATGACCGAATATTTTCATAGACATTCACTGCCATGCCACCATTTGACTTTGCCTGTAGTGGTTTGAATACGGGAACAGGTGCTTCGGGACTTAACCTGTCACACTTACCGTATTGAAATATATCTTTACAACCGTCACCAATTACTAATACCTTTTTCACTTTAGGTTCTTTAAAATCGCCATTATTTTTTCCGCAGCATGACCATCACCAAACGGACACTCTACATCTATTTCAGGGTCACAATGATGAAATTGAAATGTACTTATTAAATCATTTGGACTACTTACCATAAATGTGCTCAATCCAATTGCTTCTGGACGTTCTGTAACAACTCTGCAAGTTAAACACTTTTTATTAAAAAAGCAAGATTCTTCTTGAAGTCCACCACTGTCGGTAATTACAAGTTTACATTGGACCAATAAATCCAACATTTTTTCATATGGAAGTGGGTGAATAACCACAACGTTTTTTAATAAATGTTTCCATTTTTGCACATTTGGATTAGGATGAATTGGTAAAATAAATTCATATTCGGGATATTCCCCGGCAAGTTTATTAAGTTCAGTAAACCATCTGTCCATTAAATAATGATTTTCACGTCTATGTAAAGTAACCAAAATTTTATTGGTATACATGCACTTGTCCTTATATGATAGAAGATTATCAATAATCGTATTGCCAACGACATAAACATTATCTATTATTTGCTCAGAAAATAAATTAAGTTGAGCCTTTGTTGTTGGGCACAGATGAATATCAGCAATTTGAGAAATTAGTCTTCTGTTTATTTCTTCAGGATATGGATTGTTTTTATCATATGTTCTAAGTCCGGCTTCCAAATGAATTACCTTTATACCATGATGAAATGCTGAAAGTGCAACAGCAAGTGCTGATGTGGTATCACCTTGAACCATTACATGTGTAATTGGATATTCAGCACCTACTTTTAACAGTCTATCAATATTTGTTATTTTATTCATACAAGAAGCAACAATTGAATCCAATCGATTTTCGAAATCAAGAATATCAATAATATAATCAGATTTAAATTCATTAATTAAATCTTTATGTTGTCCAGTAAACATCGTTTTATATGGAAAATTATTCGTGTCAAACTCATGTATTAATGATTTGAGTTTAATATATTCT